TATCACAATGAAAGAGAAATTAAACCTTGTAGATGGATTGCAGATGGTAAGGGTAAAGGTATAATGGTTGCTCAATATAAAGATACTAGTGATTTAGTTGTTGATGATAAAGGTAATCCAATACCTTGGAGCAGAGCCTAACCGCCTGCAAAGCAATTAGACGATCCTTCTAAATTCATAATATTAGTAATACTTCTTTGGTATTTTTTTAGTAAGTTGGTTTAAGACCTAACCAACGTATAATTATATCAGACTGAGTAGGAACTATTTCTTGTCCGTTGCTGTCCGGAGAAACAGATAATTTAACAGAAATATTATCTATCGTAGATCCATCTTGTACTAAATCAATTATAGTGTGTAATTTAACACTATTAAATCTTTGAGACAAAGACAAACTATTAACAACAATTGATGTTGTATAATCTAATTCTTCGTTATTCTTTGCTAATTTTAATGTGCAATATCCATTATTCCTTGTTGAATCTTGTGTATTATCTAAAACAATATTTGAAATGATTTCATAAACTCCAGGTCGTATAACAGATATCTCATCTGAATTATCAGTAAATGAAAAATAATGAATGTCCTCATGTATTGCGGAATTCCAAATAATTTTATAATCATTTCCGCCGTTAAAAAATTCTGTACTAGTTTTTGTTAAGTGAATCCATCGTATGTTAGGTTCTCCAGATAATGCTTTAAAATTATCATCCAGTTCTTGATATGTTAATGCAGATCCTTTGTCGTTTCTTAAAGTAATAGCCATTTATTATTCCTGTGTTATTTTTCCTTCATAATCCCAATACTTTCCAACATAACTTTTAAACTCATCATTGTCAATATAACCTGGCTGATCATCAATGTATCCAAAATTTACATATTCATATTTTTCAATTTGATCTTTTATAGGTAACGATTCAAATGTAAAAGGTAATTCTACTGCTGGTGTAGAATCATCTGCAAATTTATATTGTGGGTTACTAGGCTTCATTTACTATTACATTTCCTGAACCGGTCGCGGCCGCATTAGGTACCCAACTACCGTGTCCTGCTGTTGCATCATTTAGTCTATGTACAGGAATACCGTTTGCAAATACATTAGGGGAATGTCCTATTGCTGGATCACCACAAGCAGTCACATCTCCCTTTCTTACCACCTTCGCACCATTAGCATAGGTATTTGGAGATCCTACTGCATACGGAGTTTGGTGGAAAGGATTTGGTGTTGGACTTGCATGGCCAATATGAACGTCTAATCCTACTCTTACAATACCTGTCATACAAGTATTTATCTTAAATGAACTGGGGAGAATACCTTATCTTTGCTACCTAACCATGTTAATTTGTAACCAACCGGAAATAGTAGATTATGCATTGCTTGGAGTTGTTTTCTTTCTACTTCAGCAAGAATTACTGGACGGTGCTTTTTAATAGTTTCAATACCGCCTTCTATAACTTCGACTTCGTAGCCTTGTGTATCAATTTTAATAAAAGATGGTGCTAACATAAATTGATCCAATTCAACAACCGGAACAACTTCTTTTATTAATTCTTCTTTTGATTTAGCAAAGTCTTTAAAACTGAATGCGCCATAGTTACCACTATTGCTTGGTAATCTTAATTCAAGTTGTCCTTGCTCACGGCCCAGTGCTGATTTAAATGTTTTGATGTTGTTATAGTTCTTTGTGTTTTCAGTCAAGCATTCAAAGTTAATACTTGAAGGTTCAAACGATATAACATTTTTAAATTTTTGTGAAAATCTAAGCGAGTGTAGTCCAACGTTGGCTCCGACGTCGATAGCCATTTCAAAGTTAGAAACTTGTCGAATCTGCTCGTAGGCTTTTTCTAATGCTTCTTGTTGATATTCTGATTGCGGATAATCGCCTTTTACCTGTTTCGATAAAAGATTATCTTTATCTGGAAAGTGCCAACCTCTTACAACTTTCACAGGACTCTCCTAGTTAGGAGTCTTTATTACTTTGTCCATTCCTGCTGGAGCAGTTACCAACCCAGATGTTCTTTCTTGATAAACCTTTGCGAACTGATCGTGTGTTTTTGTAATTGTTACAAGTGCTGATCGTTCTATTGGTAAAGGAACATCAGGATCAACCGTAAATAGATATTGTTGTAACCCTAGTCCTTGTTGTGACATTACTAGTGTTAATGGTGTTTTAATTTTAACAAGAGTATTTGTTTCTTCTGTTAGTTTTCCAACTAATTCTTCGCCTGAAAAAAGTTTAAGTGTAACTATGTCGCCTATTTTGTGTGGTGTATTAATTAACATTATAATGTGTGTCCTGTTCCGTTATATCCTGTTTCGTCTAGATACTTTGTAAATGCATCATAGCCGCCGATTGTTTTACCGTTAACTTTAATTTGTGGTACCGTTCTAGCACCAGGGAACATTTCCATTAGTTCTTCTCTGGAATAGTCTGCTCCTAAACTTTTGTATGTGTAATCAAATCCACGAACTTCGCAAAGTGCTTTTGCTTTGTCGCAGAAAGGACACATTGGTTTTCCGTATATTTCGATCATAATTGAAATCCTTTAAATGTATCTTCTTCAATGTCTTGTTTAACGCCGCCAACAATGTAACTTTCAACTTCAGTTTCTTGTGGAGCAACTTGTAGACCAGCACTAGATAACCAGTGTTGTGTCCAAGGTAATGGGTTAGCATTAAGCGGGCGATCATAAATTGTTTTTAGTCCTAGTGCTTTAAGTCTTTTGTTTGCAATAAACTCAACATAAGCATGAAGTAGATTAGCATTTAATCCAATCATTGAACCATCTTTAAACAAATAGTCTGCCCATTTCTTTTCTTCGTCAACGCAATTACGCCATAGGTCGTAAACTTCATCTTCAAGTTCAACTGCGATCTTTTTCATATCAGGATCGTCGTTGCCCTTCATCCAATGTTTAATAATGTGTGTTGACAAATTTAAGTGTGTTGCTTCATCTCTAGCAATCAATGAAATAATCTTTGCAGATCCTTCCATCATTTTTAATTCTCCGAACGCAAATGTACAAGCAAATGAAACGTAAAAACGCAATCCTTCAAGAATGTTTACGGTCATCATTGCTTTGTATAATGCTTTCTTAACATCATAGATGTTGCCTTTACCTTTGTTAAAGTATTCGTTGGCAAGATCATAAAAAGCATCATAGTGTTTGGTTACACTAATTGCACGTTCAATAATTTTTTCGTCATCTAAAATAGTATCAAATACTTCTGTAGGATCTGGATACACGTTTTTCATAATGTGTGTATATGAACGTGAGTGAATAGTTTCAAAGAAATCCCAAGTAATAATACAACCTTCTAGTTCTGGTAAAGAGCAATAAGGTAAGAATGCCAAACAAGGTCCGCGACCTTGCACACTATCAAGTAGTGTTTGATATTTTAAATTACTTGTAAAGATATGTTTTTGCTCAGGACGGAACTCTTGATAGTCTCCTCTATCCTTTTGTAAACTAACTTCCTCAGGACGCCAAAAGTATCCAAGCATTGTTTGATTAAGTTTATCATACTCTGGGTACCTAAAAGTATCATACCTTTGTGTGTTTTGGTCCTCGCCAAAAAACATATATTGTTTCGTGAAATCAACCTTCTTACGGTTGAACACCGTTTTTTTTCTGTCCATTCTCTTATCGTTACCTTTTTTAGTAATTTGTTTTTTAGTAGATTTTTCCTTTGTCATAAACCATATTATATTGCACACGCATCACAAGCGTCGTCTTCAACTCCTTGTTCGACACCGTTAGTACCATTTACGTGGCCGTTCACACCGTTCACACCATTAGTCTCAAGTATAACATCTTTGGCTTGATTGTCAACCTTTGTATCTTCCAAACCTTCTGGTTGAATGTTATCCTCTTCGCCTTTAAAATCATAAGTGTTTTGATAGTATGATGTCTTCCAACCTAACTTGTATGTAGTTAACAAATCTTTCATCATTACACTCATTGGTACTTCATTGTTTTCATATTGTAGTGGATTATATGACCAATTGCCTGAAATGGCTTGGTCAAAGAATTTTTGCATAGCCGCAACAATGTTAATATATCCT